CATCAACTAGCTTATCTGATATCTTCTCTTGTATTTGTTTAGTAATATCTATATCTTGTCTTTTTTTTGATTCTTCTTTTTTTAATTCCAATTTAATTTCCCAATTTTCTGGTACAATATCTTTATTAAAAAAGCTGCACATAAAGTTGTATAAACATCCTTTACATTCATCATGATTTTTACAAAAGTTTTTGATAGTTGATAATGTTTCGTATTCTGCAATGCTATCTACTATAATCATCTTCTTCCCCCCTCCTAAAGAAATAATTTATTGATTATCAAAGCCAATAGAACACATAATAATAATTTCATTTTTTATTACCTATTCTTCTATTCCATAAAACATCCACAACCACCAAAATCACTACATTCAAATAAACTTAATTGCTCCGGTGTATTTTCAATAAGCCCTCTTAGTTGTCTTAAAGTGAATGTTTTACCCTTTCTTTTTAATATTGATACATCTTTATTTAATTTTTTTCTCAATAACTGCTCTTTGTTTTCAAACTCTAAATAGGTTATTCTATCTTTTTCTAATAAAAGTTTAAAATGACCTATTCCTGCTTTAAAACAACATCCTTTACAGTTATTATGAGAAAATCCTAATTTATACAAACGAGGTATCTCTATTCCCTCATTTTTTAATTCTTCTAGCATTTCATATTTACTGATCAATGGATTTTGACACATAGGAAATTCAACTTGATAAGGTTTATAATTTTTTCTTATAGCTTCACACCTATGTGTCTCTGTCCAATCAATTCCTAAATACAAAATACATTCATCTTCTTTAAAATTAGCTCTCAACCATTCGTTAAATGGCTTTGATTTTAATTTCTTACTACAATTAGCTATTCTACTGTTGTAAAGAAAATTATCCTCATATGCTAATTCAAATGGTGTTTTTCCTATGGATAGCCTAATAATTTCTAAATCAAATTTATTTTCAATATCATTTAAAAATCTATATAAATCTCCATCTTCTTGAAGTGTGTCGCAAAATACTGCCATCACATCTTCTTTATCTTGTTTTTCTAATACTCTTTTTAAAGTAAAATAGCTTCCTATTCCACCACTTAATGAAATAATGTGTTTCATAATCAACCACTATCTATCTAGATGTGGTTAAGCTGCTACTTGAGTCGTATCTCCATGTGTTAAGCTTTTATCAATGAACACGTCACATATCATTGAACCTAGTTTCACTAGGATAGATTACTCTCCTTTTCCTTTGATTTCTATTTCTACTACAAGTACTTGATATAACGTCATTCCTTCCGTGTGTGTACTTGGATATATTTCTATTACTTCGCAATCATCTAGCTCATCAGCAATAGTATTGATATCTCCTGCATCTATTTTTGCTAAAGAATTGCCATTTTTATCAACGATAAATAATTTTCCAACCGGTTTTAATACATACAATATATTTTTTAATTTCATATCGAGCTTCTTTTTTCCTTTCTTAGAATCCATTCCAAATACTTTTATTTTTATATTGAAACGATTCTTTGTCGCAACAATCTTCTTGTTTTAAATTTCTAATTCTTTTTCGTGATTTAGAAATATATAGTTTTGATCTAATTTTTGTATTTGGTTGTTCTCTTTCTAACATTTCATCAAATTCAATGATTGATGAATAGTTATCTGGGTGATTATCTTTCATGAATTCAAAAAAATAATTAGTATGAAAAGGGCAAATATTACAGGCACTTGCTTTGGTATCAAGCCCCCATTCTTCTAAAATATATTTGTAGTTGTCAGCTCTTGTTAAGTTCATTTCTACAAGAGGAAACTTGTTAACAAACATCTTATGTTTATTCTCTTTGCATCTCTTACTTTCTTCCAAAGAAAAGCCCAAATGCATTTCATGAGCTTTAAAATCTTGCTGATTCAATCTTTGATACTTTTGATAGCCTAGCAAGTGATATTTAACAAACTTTATAATTTCATTAATTTTGTAATCCAACGTGCAATTACGCATCATCTTTCCTTTTTTTCCATTTTCATCAACACTCCAAAAAGGAATTGAAACTACTCTTTTTTTTCCAAAATATTCTATATAATCTGTATAAAGATGTGTATTTAAAACATAAAATGGTATTTTAACTTCATCACAAGCTTTTTTGATAAAATTAACTTGATCATAAACCCAATTAGGCTCATTTCCTAAATCACAAAATATCACAGCATCATATATTGGAACTTCATGGTATTTAATGCCATATTTTTTATTTTCGCACGACATAAGTGCAAGTGCGGTTGATTGCATTCCTGCACCGCAACTTAATATTTTTAATCCCATTTCTGTTATCCCTTCTTGATGATTATTTTTAAATATGTTCCTTTTTCATCACTTTCAGCATCAATCATCAATACTTTTTTACTGTAATATTTGCAATTGATTTCCTCTGGTCCTTTCTTTTCTTCTAAAATGTCATTGTATTTATCACATAATTTAATTCTTGTATTTGAACCAATACGATTCATTAATTTATTAAATCTCATATTTTTTATTTTTAAAATAAGCTTAATTGCTCATTTTCTTTCCTTTCTTCAAAATAACTACATCCCATTTCACTTAGTTCTTTCTCTCTAATGATCCAACCGCATATGTATCCATCACATCTTGAATTGCATCCATATCTCTTTGAATGTGTTTCTCGACTGTTTAATTTTCTTGACCTATCCAAATATTTGCATTCAAAACAAGTTCTCATAAATTATTATTATTCCTCTTTGATAAGATAGATTCTATAATTACTTTTTGATGAATCACCTCTACTTACATAGCTGTAAAATGTGCCTATTGTTATTCCTAATTTTTTTGTTATTTCTGCACTATTTCCAACCATAATCAAATTTTCTTCTTTATCATAAACAACATACTGATTACTTCTTTTGTTATTCATCAAATCCACCTCAAATCATGTTTAGGATCTTTAACTGCGTTGTAGCAATAATCAACAACAGTTTGATAAGATATACATAAGTCTTTTGATGCATCCCATGCTGATGAATATTTTTTAAACAACTGATTATTTATAAATTTTCCAACTTTTTTCTGTTCCTTCTTTCTAGAGATGCTTCTATATTCTTTTTGAGAAATGATTTCTAAATTTTCAACTGATATATTTTCCCAATTGCCATCTTTTAATATAACAAAGTCACTTTTATTCATTTCTTTAATAAATAATGATGCAATTAGATTTTTAGCATATCTTTCTTTTCTATTGAATCTTATTACCGCAATCGTTTCATTTCCTCTTTTTTTAGGAAAAGGATAGAGTTCAGTTATACATCCACTAGCCCATTTGATGTAGAATCTACCATCACGTGTTGCATAATATTTTTTGGCTTTTTTTCCAGTTACTTCTCCTATCAATATGCCATTCTTTTCATCATCTTCTACTAGGATGTATTTTCCTCTAAAAATACCTTGATTATTTAAAAAGCTAACTAACTGATATTCTTTAAAATCCAATTCTTTTAATAATTCTTTTTTTGAAATCTTTCCATATGACTTTGTAATATCATCTTTATCTAACAACAGATAATTCATTTCTTTTTACCTTTGCTAGAAAATTCATTATAGAGTTGACTCAATAAAAGAAATTCAATGCAGCCTAGACACAATAGAATAGCTAGAATGTTAGCAACTCTACCCGTCCATAAAAGCAAACATCCAAAAAACATAACCGCTACAATCAACACTTTCATCATGATTTTTTTCTTATTTGTCATTTTTTAGCTCCTTTCTCAATAAAAATAGTTCTTGTCTTAAACGTTTGTTTTCATTTCTATATTCAACAGCCATTTCACGATATCTCAATCTTTCATTATCGCATTGCTCATATCTAGTTTCTTGATAATCAAGTTCAATTTTTTTATGATCAAACAATTCTTGTTGACGTTTTAATTCATTTTGAAGTTTTTTATTTTCATAAGCTAAGGGCAAATGTTTTTCTTTTGTCCAATTAATCAAGAAATCTTCTAACTTTTCTCTTTTTGTTGGTTCTTTTTCCGTTTCCTTTTTAGCTTTATTTGTCAAAACAAACTCACCTGCTCATATCCGTGTCTCTTTTTATCTTTTTCATAAAATTCAACCAACTTACTATGTTCACTAGTACCCCATGAATCATACCATTTGCCATCAATTTTATATGTGAAGCTATTAGCTTCTAATAATCCTTGATGTGGTATAAAGACATGTGTCCAGTCTTCTCTTCTTTCCATGTATACTGCATCTGGAAAAACTTTTTTTACATATTCATCTGCAGGTTCTAGATTATAATGATTTAACACCTTATCTTGATGTTCGTAGAGAATGTTATTTATCCAGATGGCTTTCATAGCTCAAACAATGTAGGCTGATTTAAAGAACGTTCTAAGTTTTGAATAAAATTCAATCCCGTTTTAAAATAACTTGCTTTGATTTCACAACCTATTCCATTTCTATTTAATTTAACCGCTGAATATGGCACAGACATAACTCCACCAAATGGATCAAATACTGTTTCACCCTCATTTGTGTACCACTTAATTAAATGCTCAATCAAATCTAATTGAAGTGGTGTCATGTGCTTTTCATCTTTTTCTTCCTTGGCAATTTTAGTGTTTAAGACATTTGTTCTTGATACTTTAGGTGATTCTTTACCAATACCCCAACATGGACTAGCTAAACGTGTCCATTGATGAAATTCATCATCGATATTTTCATGAATAACATGAACCCATTCATCTTCCCTTTCATGCTTTTGCATCAAGATAACGTAATCCGGCATTCCTGTACGTGTGATTTCAGCAAACTTCTTATAAGAGTTCCACAAGATAGATGCTGATTTAGTTCGTGTAGCTTCAATTTGAGGATCCTTAAATACTGTGATTTCTCCGTGATAAGTCCATCCATGATTTTGAAAAGCTTTGATGGTCATTCCTCTAAAATCTATCAAGCCCATTGCTCCATCTCTTCCTTTAAAAGTTGGAATCTGCATCACGTGTAATGCAATGATGCGCCCTGGGCGCGTAATTCTATAAAGTTCTGGAATCAAATAATCCATTTGTTGAAAGAATTCATTTAAATCTTTTACATTACTAAAATCTCTAGGATCATCACTGTAAGTATAAAGATTGGCAAATGGAATCGATGTGATTGTCAAATCAATACAATCATTTGGTAACTGTCTGCATACATTTACGCAATCATCATTGTATAATTTGTAACTCATATAAATGCAGGTAAATCAATCTTTTGAGATTGGTGTACCTCTTCCACCTCGCTTTCATTAAAATTCAATAACTGTATTTCTTGAACAGACATATCCATTTGATTTTTCAAATTATGCTGCAACTCTTTTTTCTTATTGACATTGTCCAAAATGTGAAGTTCAGTACTTCCTAAAACGATATAAGAAAAAACTGTATGCTTTTGTCCAAATCGATAGATACGTCGCAATGCTTGATGATAATTTTCATAAGAATAGGTCAATCCGCAAAAGATAACATTATGGCATTTTTGAAAGTTCATACCATAACCGAATATTTTAGGTTTTGAAATCAACACTCTTGTTTTTCCTTGTTTGAAATCCAATGCACATTGTTCTTTTCTTTGAGGTTTATCGCTTCCTCTTACTTCAATTGCTTCTGGAATGTATTTTTTTAATAAATCAGCTTCTAAATTTGTATCACACCAAATCAAATATTGATCATCATCTTTCATGACTATTTCAGCACATTTTTTAGCACGAATATCAGCGGTTCTATTCTTTTCTTTATGAAATGAAGTAGCTGATGTTCCAATGTCTCTAAATAGTCCATGTTCAAAGCTATCATCAATTACATCAATATCGATAATGATATTTTTTTCAATAAGCTTAGGTAAAACGTAGTAATCTGCATCAAATCCTAGATCTTTTGGATTCTCGATATTGACTGACCACGAGCAACACCATCTATAGAAATCCTTTGTCGCATGACCTTTTAAGCGATATGTTCCTGTTTTCATATCATTTATGAAATAAGTTGCTAAAGCTTGTGCGGTAGTGACTATTCCTAAAAAATCAGCATGATTTAGCAATTCCATTAAATCGTTTGGTGCAGGAGTTGCGGTACAACATAACTTGTATTCAGTATCTTTAAATAAATTAGTTAAGTTTACTCTTGTTTTACCAGTAAAATTTTTTAAGATGCTTGATTCATCCAAAACTACACCAGAAAACAAAGAAGTATCGATATTATCCAACTGCTCATAATTTGTAATATAAAGCCCGTTATCAATAGAAAAATCATCTCTTAATACATGAACCTTATAACCTAATAGTGGAGCTTCTTCATAGGCTGTTTGTACAGTTACACCGAGTGGCGCAACTATCAATACTGGCTTGTCAGTATAAATATTTACTTTATGCGCCCATTCCAATTGTTGCAATGTCTTTCCCATTCCACATGCTTCAAAAAGACAAAATCTTTTCTTTTTGAGTGCTTTTTTAACAATGGCTTTTTGATAATCAAATAAAACGGAGTTTAGAGCATCAACTTCAATATCAATTCCATTTGTTTCTTTGATTTTCTTTTTTGATTCCAAAAATTCTTGATAATTCATTTTTTCACTTCCTTTTGTAAAGGATACATAATCATTAAAGCTCTATGCTTTTGTTCAGTTATCATCGTCAGACGATAACCAATCAATCTATATTTATCAGCATAATTCTTTCTAAATATTTCTTTCATATCCTCATAATCGATGCATTCAAAGATGGCTCTTTTGTATGTTTTTTGCATATTTGACCTCCTCAAACACCTATATAGCCATGACGTATAACCTATAATTATACGACATCATTTAAACCTCTCTAAACCCTTATGTAGCAAGGGTTTCAAGAGATTTTGCTATCAAAAAACTTTTTCTATTTTTTCTTCTACTTTTTTCATTTCCTGTATGATTTCTTCTATTTTTTCATTAGAATGCATAAACAATGGATTGAGTATTACTTTTGCATACTCACGTAGGATAAGATTACTGTTTTCATCCACTCCTAAATGCAAAGCTACTTCTTTGATATAGCCATCATTTCTGGTCTCTTTTAAACTATTTTTAAAACCAGTCATAAACTTAATTAGTTTTTCTTCTTTTACTACAGTTGTTGCTTCAAACTGCATCTTTTGTTTAGCAAGTATCTCTACTGTTTTTACTTCAATAATCATTTTTTTACCTCATTTCTATATTTTGACTTCTATAACTAATCTTTCATCATAATCA